AAATTCTTCTAGAGACGAATGGAACCCTTGTTGAATCAACACCTGGCCATTCACACTTATAAAAATAAGAAACCTTACCAACTTGTTTACCTTCAAATTTTGTTCCTCTTGAACCAACAGCCCTGTCTCGAGGAGAATAATTTCTTATTTCTTTGATAGTAATGCTCGGGGCCCCCCATAATTTCTTCATATACTCGTATTCGGCTTCAGCAATAAAAATAATTTCTCCGATATTAGTAGTCATATACCAACGGGGACCATAATCATCCTGATGAGAACAGTCATACGTTTCAGTACAATATTTTGTATGTCCTTCACTATCTGTTCCACATGGAACAGAACGTGTGCATATTTGATGATGCCATTCGTTATATGGTTCTTCTTCATATACTGCTACAACTGTTGATCCCCACCATTCATCAAATTTAAGATTAGCTGTGTCAAAAATTAATTTAGTAATAACAATTACTATTAATGTACTTGTTATTGGAATAAAAAATTCCCACCACGTGAATTTATGCTTAAAGAATAAATAAAAGCCAAATGTGGTAAATATGGGGATTAATAGTGTTAGGTAGATAAGCATTAAGTGTTCTGTTTGGGTGATCCGAAAATACTTCTGAAATGTCTATCACAAACGTACATTGTTAATGGATGTCGGTCTTTGAGGGGATCGTCGTCGAAAATAATTTCTTCAACTTTGTGGGTGCCTGGAGTCAATTTATGTTCTTGACTCCAGCACATTCCACATTTTTCTCCCTGACAATACTTTGAAACGAATTTACTTTCCATCTTTTTTAGGGAATAACTCTATATCATTTTCTTCACCGGTTCTCTGAACTTCTTTAGTTAGTGATGAGGTAATAGGTTTATAATCATATGCAGGGCGACCACCACAAATTATACTTCTTGGAAATAAATCTCGCATATTTTCATGTTCCCTATTCATATCGGTCATTTTTGCCTGTTCGACAAAGAAACCATTACGTTCAGTTTCAATTGAATTTTGGACATCCTTATAAAGTGATAGATCAAATGTTGGGTTTTGTTCAGTAATCCATTTCATTAAAGTACCGTCACCCTGAGAATAACGGCCTTCAATAAGTGGAACGTAGATTTCCTTGAAGGCTTCTTTTGCAGCGTCAGCAACACCTGCTTTCTCTTTGAGGATTTTCCACATTTTGTCGAAGTAGAGGCCGATTACCTCTTTTTGCACATCCATTCTGTTTACGAGGCGTTTTTCATCATTGGAAACCCCAATTGCCCATATTGCAATTCCAATTCCCAATATCAAAAATAGACCGATGGCGATAAATGTTCCTTTCATAATTGTGTGATTTATTCGTTAATATTTTTTGCTAATATAAACAAAAAAACAACAATAAAAAAATTCTGAGATTATTTTATCAAATAATTCACTTCGAATTTTTTATCTTTAATTTCTTGTAGCGGTACTTGAAGTGCCTCTTTCCAAAGAGGGTTTAATCTTTCAACATAAACAATTCCTTCTAAATGATCATATTCATGTTGAATTATTCTGGCTGCCATGCCATCAAATTTTTCGATATGTTTCTTCCAATATTCATCGTAGTACTCTAATTCTATTGCAGCACTTCTTTCTACGATTGCAGAAATCATTGGTACGGAAAGACATCCTTCAGTAAATTTTACTTTCTCTCCAAATTCTTTTCTGATATATGGATTTATGAATACTCCTCGAAATCCAAAATCACCCTCTCGTTGTTTTTTTACTTCAATGACGAAAATTCGTAAAGGAATTCCGATCTGAATTCCTGATAATCCTATACCATTAGCTTTCAACATTGTTTCAAACATATCGTTTATTAACTCATGAATATTTGGAAAATTTTGTGGGATTTCTCCAGACTTCTGAGTTAACATGCTATTTCCATATGTGATAATGGGGTGTATCATCTAGTCATACTGATTGAATTTGCAAATCAAAATCAGTAAAATTATCAAATTTTTCTTTATCTGTCTTTATACGATCAGCAATTTTTTCGTTGTCCCATCCTCTTTCTTTCATTCGGTCAATTCGAACGTTTTCAGCTGTGTTTACAAACAAAACCAAAGATTTTTTACGATGTTTGGGTTTAAGATGTTTAATACCATCTGTTTCCATTATGAAAACGTCCGAATGTTTAAATTCCCATAATCCAGTTCCATAATAGTTTCCATTGTACTCAACCCATTCATAGAAGGCTTTGTCCTTAATCATTTTTTTAAATTCCTCTTTTGAAATAAAGTTGTAATCTACACCGAATTCTTCACCCTCTCTTGGTTCTCTAGTGGTATATGATACATCGAAACTAAATCCCTTTTCAGCGAATTTAGATCTAATGAAATTTTTTCCTGATGCAGTAGGGCCTACTAAAATGATACGTTTTTGTTTTTTCATTTATGTTTAAAAATTTTAATAAAAAATCCAATAATATAAATCCCTGCTAACATTATTAATCCAAACCATCCAAATAAAATAGCTATGAATAATAAAGTTATAAAAAGAATTAAATTGGAAATCCAATTTTTCATTCCTCTCCTTCAAACTCTACATCATCTACGTCACTCCATTCTCCATCAACAACTTCTGTTGAGCCTGAGAATTTATATCCGGATGGTGAATATCCATCAACAAAGTGCATGAAACAATGACCATCTCCTGCTTCATCAAACTGATCACCAAGTTCCCAAAATACTTCAACTTCAAAACCACCAAGGTCTTCTGGTAATCTTTCATAAGTAGTTATTTTTCCCATCTTATAGCCTTTTTAAAATTAATACTACACCAGCAACAAGGCCAATTACAGCTAATATTGCCGCGAATATAGCGATTCCTATCCACCACGGCGAGAATACCCACCACCAAGACCAATCAATTACATGTGTCAATTTTAGAACTACAAATATAGCCACTAAAACTGTTGCTAAGGACACACCTCCTGAGGTTGCTTTTGAATTTGACATTATTATTTAGTTTTTAATTTTTCTAATTCTAATTCTATTTGTATTTTTTGACGCTCTAATTCCATTATTTTTCTTTCTGTTTCAAGATCACTCATAGGTGTTGTGTAAGTAATTGGCGGTTGTTTTTGTATTTGTGGTTGTTGTACCGTATTACTTAATTGGGTTTCGTTTGATTGGGCGACTTTAAAAAATCTTGATCGACGAATATAATCAAAATGTAAATTATCCCCAATTTTTTTATTATACCATAATTCATTATTAATAGTAAAAACTTTAGAATTCCCACAACCACAGGACTGTTGATCAATAGTCGATAGATTGGAAATTTTTGCGATTTCAATACTATCTCCTGATGTTATATTGCGCTTAATTACCCAAGTCCAAACAGTTACAGGAGAATCATCTTTTATGCTTGTAGTTTCCGCACGGTCAATGAGAGTAAAATCTTCATTCATGTAATAATCTTTTTCTGTTATTTTAGTAGCGCAACTGACTAAAAATAATGTCAAAATTAAAATGCTAAGTCTTTTCATATTTTTCGCAATTTAAATGGTAATTCTTTAGCCTTGGGGTTTTTTTCTCTACAATCTTCACATATAGTGTAAACCCATCCTTCTGTTTGGCCAACATTACGATTTGTTCCACAGGTTTCACAAATGCTATATGACATATGTTCTGCAAGCCATATCATGCCATGAATCATTTCATCCCCTCCTGAATAAAAACAAAGACCTCCCCATTTTTCTTTTATCTGAGAAACATGAGGGATAGGTTTATTATTATTTTTACAATAAGAGTAAATCGTATCCATCAACTGATCTAGTAACCAGTACCATCCATCACCACATTCAAATCCAAACTGCATTGGTAATACAATCTTTTTCTGATTCAGTAGTTTGTTGACTTCATGCATAACAGGTTGGGCCGGATCGATCATAGGAGTTTCATTCTCCTGCAAATATTGAAAAAATTCAGGATATTTGCTAACTAGTTTCTTTTGTAATTCAGCTTTCATTTTTTAATTCTCTTCTTTGTTTTTGCCCATAAAGATGCATTTCCTGAAAAATATTCATACTCGCTGTTCTGTGTTTTAAAACGAACATAATGTCCATCTTCTTTTTCAATATCTTCAATAATCTCAGTTATCGGTGTAGTCATCCACCAATCTTGATTGGAATATGATCTTGCAAATGGACTTCCAACTTTAAGAGAACAACCCAACATTGGTTTATGGCCTGCAATTTCTTTGAATGTTCCATCTTCGTTCCATGCAATGGCATCAACCATTGAGCCTGCATCTCCTGCTCCATCAGATAATCTTCTTAATTCTGGCATTTATTTAATGTTTATTCTTATAAGTAATTCTAATTCAGAAGTTTTGTCAATTATCAGGTTCTGCTCTTACTACTACATCTTTTTTTCGATATTTTCGATCAAGAGATAATTCTATATCAACAGCATCTTCAATACTAAATTTACCTCCTAAACGAGTAACTGCTTCATATGTTTGGATGATTCGATCTGCCATTTCATTATCTACTCCAATTTTTTGGAGTCCTAATGCAATTCTAAAATAATTGATTTTATCTTCTTGCGATAATGGAAACTTCTCTATTTGTTCCAGAGAAGTTCTTCGATTTCGATTACCTCTATTTTCTGCCATAAAAATATTTTTTAAAAAATAACTTGAGCGTACCCAGGATTCTGTTTTATCTCGTCATTTCTCTAAGCACCAACCCGACCTCATTGGCCTGCTTTCCGCCTCGGTCTATTTGGCTCGCATCCTCTGCGGTAGTATCGGGGGTTTAGCCCTCCCGCATTTAGCAGAGATGTCCTGAAGTTCCTCTTCTTGCGAAGCGACAAGTCCTCTTAGTTATTTAAAGAACAAATATAAACAATTTTTTAAATATTAGCACAAAGTTCAGCAATTTTTTTATTTACAATATCTTTGGCTTTGTCCTTGTATTCCTTTCTTATTTTTTCTTTTGTTCGTTCAGGCAGCGAAGAATAATTATTAAATCCGTCGCCGGCAATTCCCCAAGCATATTTTACAACATATGATTGCATGTATGCTTCACGATTCAATAATTTACTTCTTTTATTGTTTATGATAAATGCTTTTATTTTGTAAATAGAAGTTGTATTTAATCGGTAGCAATGATTTTTTATATCCTTTAATGTTAATGGGGATTCAAAAATTTTTAAGAGTCGAGTTATTTCAGGTTTCATTTTATTAAAATAATTTTCAACCCTTCTTTTTCTTTGTTCTTGTTCTTTGCTTCTTAAAATCTGACTTCTCTGACGATGCCTTTCTTTATTATCTCTATACCATTGTTTAGAGTATGCTTTATCATGCTCGTATTTTTCTTTGTCTTGACGACGAAGATTTTTTTGTTCTCTAGCACATTCTAAACACCGAATGGAAACAACGGTTCCGTTTTTATATGAATAAACCCCATGTTTAGTCATGCCATGCTTGCCTTTTTTGCAAATTGCCTTTGTATTACCTGTTTTCATTTTTACACAATTTATAAATTAAGATGATTTCTTACAAATATTTGATCTTCATGATTGTCACTCAGTCCCATAATTAATTATATGTAGGTTCAACATCAAATACTTCTGAAATATACTTCATGAAGCCTTCACTCATATATCCCCTTTCCCAGGAAATAATGATTGCTTCAGGTTCTTGTGGAACTTCCGGTGGTGTGACTTTATATCCTCTACTCTCAAGATGTTTAATTGCATCTTGAGTATCGAAAATCCCGCAATTTCCATCATAATATTCTGGGTTTTCAATGAACACATAAGGAATATGTTCTTCATACCTTGGTGGAAATTTTTTTAATGCTTCATTAACAATTTCTTGAACATATTGAAGGCCCTTTTCCTTATCGATGATAAACAATTCAGTACTTGAATTAGTTATCACATCAATCACTGAGTGTATCGGGATTCTTATTATTTTCATCTTTGGCTAATTTTTTGCGTTTATTTTTTTCTTCGTATGCTTTACTTCCAACTAATGGAGATAGAGAGCCTGGAATTCGTGCAATTGCACCTGGTTGTTGTAAATACCAATATGCTAATTGCGTAGAAGCCCCTAAAGTGTTTCCGGAATGGCCTTTATCCAAATCAGGAACATAATTCCATTTATTATCACTTTCAGAAAACTCTTTAATTTTATCGGTGGTTTTTAGAGTGTTAGCAATTAGAACTGCCTGAGTACAACAAAATAATTCATAAGGTTCGAGTTCATAACAAAATCTTTCGTTGTTTTTTCGAAAGTTATCAATTCGTTGTTTAAACTCAGGAGGAAGACTTTGATACTGTTCATCATATCTGTCTTTGTATTTTTTGTAGTCTTCTTCTTGTTTTCGATGATATTCGGCAACCCATTTTTTATGATCATTATCAAGGTCTTCATCTGATTTATAAAATACCTTTTTATCATTCAAAAAAACACCACGAATTAAGCTACCTTGTGTTGTGTGTAGAGTAATTTTATCTCCAACTTTTGGAGTAACCCCCCATTCTTTACTTAAGAAAAATCCACTTCCAGGAAGACTAACACTAAAACCATCTTCTTGTTCAACAACTTCTTTAATTACTCCTGTTTCTATCATTTGTTTGATAAATCCCTTATTTTTTCTCCAATGTATTCTTTATCGAGTGTATAAATAGCATCATGCCAAAGAAAATATTCATCTCCAGATTGAGCTACTGTAATAGTATCTCCTTTTTTAATCGCTCCTATCTTAACACGAAAATTTCCTCTGCCCGGAGGAGTTGAAGTTTTAACAAGTGAGATGGTTTTAGCAGCTTTAGCTTCGAATGATTTCATTTATTTTTAAATTTCATCTTCTTCTTTTCTTTCTTTGTAAACACTTCTTTGCGGTCACTTTTATTTTTGACATGAGGACGATTTGCTAATTCTGCATAAAGTAAATCTTTATCTACTTCTGATGTATATGCATCATAATAATCATAGCGTAAATCTAAGAGTTGTTTAGTACTCATTTGCTTAAACATTTCAGGAATACTGTTTTGCAAATGTTGATAGAGAACTTTATTTTTCTTTTTGACTTCTGATGTAGTTCTATTCAACCGATCAAGAATCATTTGCATACGTTCTCTCTTTTTCTCTGTATCTTTTTCTTTTTCCTGACGTAGCATATAAAGATTCCGCCACTGATCAAACGTCAAATGTTTCTCTTCAACAGGTCGTTGTTCATAACGATCTTTGAGAGCTAAAGAAAGAAAAATGTTGAATGGCGATTTAGGGTCCTTACTGATTTTTGAAAATATATCATCAGTAGGTAGTTCCCTTAACCCATCAACAATTTCTTCAGGTTTTTTGGGCTCAAGTTTAAAACTCATAATTATTCTTTTCCGAAAACTGAATCCTGACAGGACTGGCACATTCCGCTTACATGAAATTCCTTTTTAGAAAGTTCGTCTCTGAAATCTGCTTCGTTGACAACTTCTTCGCAACAAGGACATTTTCCTTCTTCAATTAGCTTTACTTCTCTGTCGAATCCAGCTTCCTTTAACATTTGTTTGTTCATGACGTGTGTATTAAATTATTATTCAGACCATTCTTTTAAACCAACATGCCACATGTGACATTCAGGGCACTTGTATACTACATATGATGGGTTAATTACCCCAATGGAAAGAAGCTTTTCAAAGTAATTCTGGGCATCTTTAGCCGTTTTGAATTTGGAACGCATAATTGATTGTTTTCCTTTATAACGAAGGCAATTTCCGACGTCTTTGTAAGATGACTTTAACGGCTTATCCATTTCTTCTTCTTCTGCTTACCATCAAGCCCTATATCATACAGAAAATAGCCTCCGTAGCCCCGCTTGAGTACATAACTTATAAATGTACAAAAGGTGCATATATAAGCAGTTAGGCAACATTTAAGAATCCTCACGTTCTTTGAGAAATCTATCTATTGCCTCTTCTGTGTGGTCGAAAATATACCAAGCATCTTCTCCACAATGCTCTGCCCATTCTGTAAACTCTTTTAATATTTCTTTAATCTGTTCCATAATAAACGTTGCCTAACAATGTATATAGCAAATAGCCGTGTCAGGCGTTTTAGAAACTATCTGCTTGTTAATTAAACGATTTGAAATAATTTGTCTCATGTGTGTAATTGTTACAGCAAATATAATAAAAAGAAATGAGACGAAAAAATAAATTTTGCCTTTTTTACTGTTTTAGCAACAGTTTTAACAATTTTTAACTATTCTACCTAAGTACCATTCTGCAGGAATATCGCAATTTTTATTAATTTTTTTATTTTGAACTCCGTTTGTTATCCAATGAGTTCCATATTGTGAATTTTTTTGTCCAAGTTGTTTTATTGAATTTGAAAAACCTATTTTTTGTTTGGTTTCTTCTTTATGTTTTCTTCCTATCCAATTTGGGGGGTTTGGGATTCTGATTCCACTTTTATAAGAAGTTACCATATAATTAGAACGCTTAGATGATAAATTGTTTTTCCAATCTTCATTATTTTCCCAAAGCCATTTCATTCTGGCATTACCTCTAATACCATTTTGACTTTGCATTTCACTACTCCATCCTCCCCCGCCGCCCGGTTGTAAATTCATACACAATGGGTCATTCAATAATTCTTCATTTATTATTTTAAATTCTCTCTCTTTTAATTCCAATTTATCTTTACAAAATTCAATTATTTCTTTTTTATGATTTTCTTTTCCATATTTTCTTATGGAATATCTTAATCTTTTTCCCGAACCTAAATATTCATCATCAATATTATAAGTAGAATGCATTCCATAATAATATCTATTTGTTATAGAACATGTTGTTTTATAAATATAATGAAATTTTATTTTACTTCTAGACATGGATATATTGTTTTATGTATATATCCAGTCTAGAAGGGGCAATTTTGCCCACTTGGTGGTATGTGGGATTCGAACCCTTCACTACAAGTTCCACAGACTTGCGTGCTAACCGTTAAACACTAATACCACCGTATACCAAGGCTGCATCAACATCAAATGCTTCTTTGGTGGCCATTTCCAAAGACACGGTTCGTTCCGTGATTACACCAAGTGCGGAGAGTGCGGGATTCGAACCCACGGATCAATCTCTCGATCACAGCTTTCCAGGCTGCTGCAATAGACCACTCTGCCAACTCTCCAGTTTGTCATCCCTAAAACTTCCGCTACTTAAAACAGGGATAACTTTAGCATCGTTTTCAGTGGCGGAGAGTGTGAGGTTCGAACTCACGGAACACATATCGCGTTCAACAGCTTAGCAGGCTGCCCCGATAGACCACTCTGGCAACTCTCCATGTTATTCATACATTTTTATAAATTGTTTTCCGTATTTATTTTCAACGTATTCAAAAATATATTTCATGTCATTTCTAAATAATACCTTTAAAAAACCTTTAAATTGAGAAATTTTTGCTTTGTTTTTTTCATCTATCCATCCTTTTATTTCTATGTACAAATTGTCTTTTAATATTTTAAAATCTGGATAATATTTATAAATTTTTTCCTCAAAAATATATTCAAATCCTTTAGTATTACGTTCAAATTTTATTCCGTGATCTAAATTATAAATAACCCAAGCTAATTCCCAACTACTGTCACACCAAAATCCTTTATACCACCCATGTTTACCTCTTCCTGAGTTTTTTCGATATCCGCCCCCACCTATTTTTTTAACGCCTTTGCTAATTTTGTCTTTAAAATCATCTGTTACATAATGGTCAACACAATATCCTGTTTTAGTTTGATGATGAAGTTTTTTTCCGCATGTTAAACAATATCTAATTTTTCCTTCAACAAAATTAAATGGTTTTCTACCCATATTTATAATTGAAGCCCTGCAACTATTAGAACAAAATCTAACATCTTTTCTTTTTGATTCAAATTCATTTCCACATTTTTCACAAATAAATTTTCTTGATTTTCTTGCCATTCTTTTTATTTTATATATCTAAAATCAACAGCATATTATTTCAAGAAAATACTTAGTCCGGACGGTAGGACTCGAACCTACATTGTTCAAAGAACCCAGTGTATCAGACTGGTGACTAAACCATTCATCCACATCCGGAATAGTCCCGATGGAGGGATTCGAACCCCCAACCTCGTGGATATAAGCCGCTTGCGCTAACCGTTGCGCCACATCGGGATTTGCGGAGGCGATAGGACTCGAACCTACACTCCATCTTACGACGGAACCGGTTTTCGGGACCGGGGCGATACGCATTTACGCTTTACACCTCCATTAATCTAAAGAACTTAATCTTTTTACTTCTAAATGTAGGAGTTTGAGAATGACAATTTGGACATAATAATTCTAAATTTTCCAATCTATGATCAGAATTATTGCCATTTTTATGGTTTAATTCTAATGCGATAGGTAAATTATTCCAATTGTATATTCCACATTTTTCACATTTATATTCTTTTAATCCTTCTTCAACTAATCTTTTGGATATTTTTGAAGTAGGGTATTGTGGATATTTTCCATTTAAAATATCTTCTAGTTTAAATTTTCCTGAATATTGATTTGCATGTTTAGGATTGTAAATATCATATTCTTTTGCAATTCTTTTAAACGTTCTCCAATCTAAATTTAAAAATCTAGAAGCCCCACCCATAGTAGAAGTTTTTCTTATCGCATCTTCAATTTTGCTTTTTTCAATCATTAATTTATTTCCAGTTTTCATAGTTTTATTTTATATATGCAAAAAGCAAAATTGAAAAATTGCTACTTACATGCGGAGGCAGAGGGACTCGAACCCACACGCCGACTCTCATCGACCTCACTGCTTTCAAGGCAGCGTAGCACACCAAATACGTACCTCCATTTCAAAGAACATTTTTGGAGCTCTTTTTGGGGGTCGAACCCAAGACCTCTTCCTTACCAAGGAAGTACTCTACCTACTGAGCTAAAAGAGCATAAAACAAAAAAGGGAAGGTCTTTTTAGGCCTTCCCTTAATTTTAAAGTTAGTACTTCAATTTACATAAGAAGGCCACAGACAACTTTCGGTTGAGCTAATCGAACTGATATGTATGCTATGACGCTTCATTCTATAAAAATTCTTTTATTATATATACGCAAAAATATAAAAAGTTTTTGAATCTAAAAAATTTTTTGAGATTTATTTACAGAAAATTAATTCAACTAAATCCCTGCTCATTTCCTTCCCCATAAATAAATCCTGCGCTCTTCGTTGATAAACATTAAACATTATTTGAAAGAATATTGCAATAAAAGCTAAAATTATTGATGACCAGAAAAATTTAAATGAAATAAAAGCAATGACTATAAATATGATAGCTAATAACTTAGAAATTATTGAATATGATAACTTTATGTGAATTTGTTCGTTTAGCTGATCATTGATAGCATCCAAATATTTTATTTGGCTATAATGCGAACCTTCATTCTTCAAACGGTCAAAATAATCATCTGAATATGTATTAGATTTTTTAAATTTTAGACCGTTAAATATATGTTCCCTAAATTCAATACTGATCATGTGTGTACTAATTTAGTGCTAATATAACAAAAATAATTGACCTGGGAAAATTTTTTAACAAAAATTTATGCTCCTGTTACAGCAGACAATGCCCCACCAGCTGCTTGGGTTCCTACAACTGTTAGAGTTCCATCTGGTTTCTTAGTTATTGCTAAGAAAGCAATTTTTTTATCTTCTAATTTTTTAGCCGCTAGTTTTAGTAATTCAATTTTCTTTTCAATTTTCCATCCTAATATGGCTTCCTTTACTTTTGGCTGACTTCCAAATTGTTTAGCGAATGCAGTTTTAATAGCGTTATTTACTATTTTTTCATTTTCAGGATTTTTAAGAGCCCTTGAAACTGCTGTTCTAGCACCCGCAAAGAAATCTACTATTCCTTCATCTATTTGTTCGTATTCCTGTAATGATTCTGCAACTAACTTAACATCTTCCATCTTGAATATTTAATTTTTATATATATCCTCAATATATTTTATTAATTTTTTTAGATCGTTATCGACATTAGCACTAAATAGCCCTATATTAGTTTTTAAGAATTTTATTCTATTAGCTTTGTAAACCGATTTTGGAAGATGATTAAATTCTTGTCGAATTAGATGTTCATTTTTCAAAAGAGTATCATAACCATTATAAAATTGATTATTATCGGCTTCCCAAAATAAGCGAATTAAATATTGTGATGGACGTTTTCGATATTTAGTTGCTTCAATCATTGCCATCACAGCATTACGTATGTTATTATTATCTCCCTTTGATCTAAATTCCATTAAGAATCTGCGTATAGATTCATCTTCATTATTTATGGAATTTCTAGGATTATAATAGCAATCATGAAAAAATGCAGCTAACACTAACGCATCGTAAAATTCATTTGGTAAACTGAACCTGTATCTTTCAATATATTTTAAAATATCTATTAAATGTTCAATTGTATGGTATTTTCTATGAGGTTCACTCCATGCTTGTTGTAATTTTACGGAAGAATTTGAATGAAGATATTTATTTAATATTTCCTTATAAACTATAAAGGGATTCATTTTAATAAAACATAAAAGTTGGACAAACTATTGTATATTTTGATGTAACGACAAAATCGAATGTATCTCTAGGAGTATAAATTTTTACTAAATAGCCGCAGATATTTTCATTGATATTATAAAATGTATATCTGGTCATTTGTTGATTTGATGCATGACGCAAATCTCTTTGTAATTTTCTATCTAAATCAAATCTTTTTTGAAGAATTGATCTTCTTGTAGAATCTGGATAATTTAACTTAAAAACGCTGTCTCTAAACCCCCTTAGACCATCTATTTGTTTTTGAATTAAACGAACTTTATTTTCATAAAATTCAAGCGAATCAATAATATCTTTATAATAAATGGTATCATAAATAGATACGTTATTTATTTTAAAATGACCATGTAGCCTGCCATCTTCAAATGATTTTATTATTTTTTGTTCCGGAGAGCTACATGAAAATAATATAAGGTACAGTATTATTAAAAGTTTTTTCATTCTAAGTATAAGTCGGCAAGTAAATTATATTGCCACACAGTTAATCCTAATTTTTTTCGTATTTTACGTATTCTTAAATTATTCAGTATCATAGCTGAAAACATTGAACCAACCAATATTGTTAATATAACAGAATAAAGTACTATTATAGGTAAAATCGCAATTTTAGGCAATCCTAAAACTGTAGCAAAAAAACCTGAAACAAATAAAATAAGTAAAATAGCAGTTATTATTTTACTTGGTTTTAAATTTTCTTCAGTCGTTCCTTGAGAAAAATATTTGTAAATAAATTTTATCCACTTGTTTGGCAGATGTTGATTATAAACCTCAAGAAATTGTTCTTTCGTAATATTTTTAGTAATATCTTCCATAGAGATTTTATTTATTTTATATTTCAATACGGTAAAAGTTTTATTTTCCATTTTTAATCATAAGATTTAGTTATTGAATTCGATATCTCGATTATTTTTTGGTATTCTTCTGGAGTCAAACTATTAAATAAATAATAAATAGGATTGACTTTTTGTCCATCTTTTATAACTTCATAATGTAAATGAGGTCCTGTAGAAATACCCGTGTTTCCAACATATCCAATTATTTCTCCTCTTTTAACTTGTTGACCCACCTTTGATTTAAATTTATTCATATGAGCATATAAAGTTCTATATCCATACCCATGGTTTATAATCATTACATTTCCATAACCTTGAGAATCTTCGCTTGTATAAGGAATTGCATATTCAATAATACCATCTCCCGTTGAATAAATAGGGGTTCCTGATGGGGCAGTAAAGTCTAAACCATAATGAAATTTTTGAATGTTATAAACTGGATGTATTCTCATTCCCCATCCTGACGCAGTTCTTTTTAAATCTTTATTATCAATAGGCTGAATAGCAGGTAAATGAATTAGCATTTCTTGATGTGAATAGGCGGTTTTAACCATTCCATCTAAACGATATAATTCTTTTGCTAATCTTGCACTTAATTCAGATATTTTTTGATTAGTTGCTTGGACTATTTTGCTATATCTATTTCCTTCTAAATCTTCATAATAAACATTTAATTCCTTTTTTGATATTGAGTTAATATCAAATAGAGATTGATAAATGATACTATCATTTTCTTTAATTTGTTCTAATGTAGCTTCAGTTTCAATCATTCTCTTATTTACGTTATCAAATTCGTATAGCAAATAAGCAACATCTTGTTTTAATATTTTTTCTTTAGGAGTTGTATAAAACGTAGCAATTAAAATAAAAATAATAAGTGCTATAGTTGATTGAAAAAGCAAAAATGGAATGATGAATTTTAATTTAAAAAATTTATACCGTTTATATGAAACAGTATCTTTTTCATATGTATAAAACTTCATCCATAGAAATAATTTTATTATATATCCAAATAAAAAAGGGGCTCAAATTTGAGCCCCTTTTTATCTCAAATAAAAATTACTCATGCGTAATCTTTATCGTAGAATCTACTTTCACATCTAGTTTTTCCAAGTTTTTAGTACCTTTCTTTTTACCATCTGTCCAAGGATCATTATGTGTTTCACATTGTTCAAGATAATAACTATCGGTATACCAAGAACCATTCGGATAATCCCAGGCTTCAATAGCCCATTCTGTGATACGACCGGGCTTCATATGATATGTAGTTGACTGCCCAATCCCTAGCATTCTTTCATCATTATAATCTTGTCCTTGTTGTGTACAATCAACCCATATAACTTGGCTTGTATGATTGGTAACGATTACAGTTCCGAAATTATCCTTTTCACAAGGTTTTTTAGTACAGGAATTTAATCCTATGAACATTAATCCAGCTAATATAACAGCTGAAAATTTTAAAATAGTTTTTGTTTTCATTAATTTATGTTTAAAAATTAGTTTCCGAAAAGTGTAAATCCCAATGTTGCTTCAAATGTCCATGCACCAGCTTCTTCACACCATCCATAACCTCCACCAAGTTTAAAGTTAACTCCTCCGCTGTCATATTTGTAACCAACCATTATGATTGTCATAGGTAAAGTTGCTTCTTCGCCATATCCCCATGAACTTGTTAATTCATATCGGTAGCCCTGAGAAGCAACACCCACTGATGCATAATAAGAATAGCCTTCTTGGTCTGCAGGAAGTGTGTAGTAAGTAAGAGCACCGCCAATTGAACTTATTTTATCACCGCTCAATGGCATTTTACATGGCATCCATCCACCACTTACTCCAAATTTTCCAATTTGAAGTTCACCACCAACGACACCATTAATCCAAGAATACCCTCCCTGGACACGTAAGGCCATAGGAGTTTGTGCGTTTGTTATCATACTAAGTGAAACAAACATTACGAGGAAGAGCAAAACTTTTTTCATATTGTAGAGAATTTAAATGTTACTAGTTTGGAAAGAACCAAATTGTCGTTTTTGGATTAGGAATAAATTCAGTTTCGCCAGGCAAATAACCATAGACCTTCGCGTGCCCATCAATAATATTATAGTACCGTCTTTTTCCAGTAAACATATCAACATCAACTTGTTCTAAAAAATAATCATTAGATTTAACTGGAACAAGTAGTTCCATTGTGTCTCCGTAAAAGGTGGGCTTTAAAAGTGTCATATTGTGTAAGAAATATGACGTGAATATAAAACAAAATTTGAATTTAGAAAATAAATTTGAAAAAATTTTTATGAATATTTTACGAATGAACAATTTTTTTATTTTTTCGAAATAAATTCAATGGATTTGTCTTAGAAAATACAAAGTATAGTATAAAGAAGCAAGCTGATACAAGGTAAAAAACGGAAATTGAAAGCCAATAATTGCCTGTCAAATCCAGTAAAGCCTTCAATAGCGCATCGTATCCTAATGGATTGAAGAAAGTTCCTAACATTAGAAACACAGTTGCTAATTTTTCTTTTTTTACTATCACCCTCGTCGTCCATATTGTTTATTTTTTTAAACTATCAATTTGGTCTGATAGTTGCTTGATACTTATCCAAGCATAACGAAATGATTGGGCTAACATGTATGAAATTCCCAAACAAATCGTCAAACCGGCCATCCATCCCCCCAATAGTCATACTAACAAAATAATATATTCCTACACTAATTGCAAATATGACACAGAACAAAATAGCCAACAAATTTTCAAGTTTATCACTCATCTTATTATATATTAAGCGCCCTCAGAAGGATTCGAACCCTCAACCATCTGATCCGAAGTCAGATGCTCTATCCAATTGAGCTATGAAGGCTGTGGTGACCTTAACGGGAGTCGAACCCATAACCTCCTGATTCGTAGTCAGGTGCTCTATCCAATTGAGCTATAAGGCCTTAAATACCATATTCATTTCTCCAAGCATTCCTTAATGAATTCTTTTCGCTTCTTTTCAATGAACGAGATTCTCTTTTGAAGGATTCAACGACTCTTTTTCTATCCTTTGAAGAGTCAAATCCAATTTCCATTACTACTCTTTTTCGATCTCTTAAATCTTTTCTTTTAGATTTATAGTTCTTCATTCACTTAAAGTTTTTTCAATTCCGCAATCATGATGTCTTTCATTAAATGGTCTATCAGGGGTTCCATTATAAACATAGTCGATATAATGAAATACACCTGTTGGAGCTGCCATTGGTTGAACTGTAACTAAATCATTAGCAATGAGGCGAGCACTTGGTCGAATCACTTCAAATTTAGGAAAGTCACAAAAAATAAGATGTAACTCTTGTTTTGCTTCCCATTGAGAAATAAGTTCTTCAACAGTATTCGCTGATTTAATAATCAGTTCTTTCATTTCCGTACAAATCTTTTACTTTTTGAAGCCATTTTAAAGTTTTTATTTTAAACATAAACACTTCTTGGTTTTCCACCCCTTTACAAACAACTCCTTCTTGTAAGTTTAATATATTTTTTTCAACTAATCCTATATAATTATTCGAAAAAATTCCGGCAAATATAAGTTTGCATATATCTAATCCTTCAAATATTTTTATAAAATCAGATGGTGGTAAAATTCCCTTTTTGTCTAAAAATACATCAAAAATTTTAATATCGTGTTTTTCTGTCCAATCATGTGTTCCCGCAAAACTTGACGGCCCATAAAATTCTCCAAAAACTGTAATGTTATCAATATTTCTAAATGTTTTGTTTTCTAAAAATATTTTATTCAATTTTTCCGAGAACTTATTTTTAAATATTTCAATTCCTTCAGAATATGGATCTTTAAAATGTTTTATTCTGTCTTGTCGTGTTCCAAATTTTCCAAAACCATATGTAAAACGAGATTTTTTAGATAATTTTCTATTCCACTCAGCTCTGAAATTAGAACCATCTATTTTTTCGAATGCAAATACATATTTGCCAAAGTAATCTTCATTCCACTTTGGTATGGAATTATAAATCTCCATCTATTAGTTTGTTAATTTTTTCTGCTTGTTGTATACTCATATTGAATAATCTTTGTATATCGTTTTTTATATGTTTGTCGACTTCTTTATTTATTTCTGCTATTAAAACCGATTCCATTTGAGCGACTGCATCAACTCCTTGTAGATTACTTAATTCTTCAACTAATATAGAATATCTAAAATGATTTTCCCATCTTTGATCCCATGCATTTATGTATTCTTGCGCGGTCATACACATCCTCCACAACAACCCCAAGAAAGTTGTTCATTTATAACGCTTAAAGCTTCTTCTTTAGCTTCTTCTGGAAATCCTTCAGGCCATTCACTCATAGACCAAGGACCAAGGTCAACGGTCTCTCTCCAATTTTTATCAAAAGATACTCTTCCCCCACTTGATAAAGAGTGAGGTGGAAAAACCCATTTCTTTTCATCAACAAAAAGAACTAATTTACCACTACATAAATTTGGATATGAACCATCATATGATATTAACTTTACGACCATAATTTTATTCCTAATACTAAAGCTATTGTTATAAATGCTAAAATTTCAACCCACCATGTTCTATTTGGACATATTCCTTTCTTTGAAAATCTTGTTAAGGCAAGTGGTAAAGCAATTGCAGCGAAAGCAACAGTAACATACCACATATCAAAATCTATTATTATAGATAATTGGCTAAAAAGAATTGCACAGGCCGCTCCAATTATATGAACGGTCTCTGTCATTTTTTCTCTATAGGCTGCTGCTGCTCCAACAAAACAAATTCCTGCGCCAGCAAAAAACATTAAAGGTGTTGACGAGACTATCATAGCCGGAAGTGCATATCCCCAACACCATAATGTAAACACAAATTTAAGATTATCGGGTAGCGAATAATAACTATGAGAAATGGATGGTAATACACCATATTTGGCCCATATCCAAGATACATAGCAGACAAATATGGAAAGCATTATAATATAAAGTGCTGTCATATTGAAAATTTAAATTGGTGATTCGGGAGCGACTCGAACGCTCAACCGACAGCTTAGAAGGCTGTTGCTCTATCCATTGAGCTACCGAACCATTATTCGCCCATTTCTTCTTTCCTTTGCATGAATTGTCTATATTTCGCTTTCTGTTTTACTTGTCTCTTTTTTACAGAAGGCTTTATGAATTGTTCTCTTTCACGCAATTCACTGGCAATTCCAATCATGTTAAATTTTCTTTTGAATCTCTTAAGGGCTTTGTCAATATTTTCTCCCTCATGCACCTTGATTATTAACATCTTTTGCTATTTTAATTTTTATTTCCTTTCCTTCAGGTTCTGACTTAATATAAAGTAAAATTTCAGTATCTGTAATGCTTTGATATAAAACTCCTTCTTCAGATCCAATGAATCTAGCACCATTTACTTCAACAGCAACTTTTAAATCTTTTTCGAGTGTAAGTTTCATAGATCGATTTCTCCTCTCATAAACTTTTTTAGATCATGTTTTATTTTTGTTCGATGATCATAAACTTCGTTTCTTACAAAGTTATATGTACGAACTACTTTCTGGTTTTTAATTAATTCGCGTCTACGTTCATTTTTTGCTTCTTGAATTTTTTGCTCTTGTAGTTTCTTCACTTTAGCTTTAATTCTTTCTTTAGCAAGTTCAATATTCTGAATTTTACTACGGGTTTCTTGACATTTCTCTTGTAAACCAGTTGGAATATGAGTTATAACAACGCAAGTTTCCACCTTGTTCTTATGTTGTCCTCCTGGGCCTGACCCCCGAGTGATTCTAATATCTAAATCTTTGTCTTCCATATATCTTATTTATTAAAATAATTCTGTATTATCAAATGGTATAATTAACTTAGGGCTTATATAATAATATCCTATTTTGTAATCCGCATAATTTACGGTTCTACACTGCCAATAAATCTTTTCATCTCTTCCAATTGGAACTAACCAGTAATAATAAAAGGGCTCGTCAGAAACGGCTTCTGGAAGTGGTTGTTTAAATTTTGATCTAAGTTCTACAACTATTTGATCTTTGGTTAACTCTATATAATCTCCTCGCCCTCCATGAACCACTCTTTCGTAGCCCTTAGCAAAAAGAACACCATCCTTAAAATACAGATTTCGATTCATTTACCATACATATGATTGCTGGGTATTTACAAAATTCATTTTCATCTCCATCATGCCATCGGTCTTTAAAATCTTTAATGTTTAAAGACCTTATCTTTCCATAATTCGGATCCATGAATCTAACCTTTTTATCACTAACTTCTAAAACAATTACATAATGTCCGAATTCTGTTATATGTTTCCATTCAACATTTCTCTTCTTTTTATATTGTATACTAACTATTACGGGCCACTTGGTTGTATAAAATCTCAGTTTTGAAATGTTGCTTCTTTCAGAAATAGTTTTAATTCCGAATTTCTTAAGTATTTTTATTATTTGATCTCCAGAAACACCATCATTAGGGCCTATTGGAGGACGAATGAAGCGATATAAATCTCTGTAAGTAATATCTATTCCAGCATATCTAAGTATACACCAAATGACACATACTGAACAATCATGTCTGTTCATTTGTTGTCTGATTGGAAATTCTTTAAAATCCATATCAAATTATTTGGTGGAAGATGAGGGATTCGAACCCACGACCCCTTGCTTGTAAGGCAAGTGCTCTGAACCAACTGAGCTAATCTTCCGAAAGGATTTCATGCCCGCACTTTGATAATAGCCGTCAAATCAGGGAACATACCTCCCCCGGCAATCGGCATCCAGTGAGCGGAAAACGAGACTCGAACTCGCGACATCAACCTTGGCAAGGTTGCACTCTACCAACTGAGCTATTTCCGCATTTTCCTGACACAGTAAACTGCCGCGATGCTATGTCAGGATAAAAGAACATCTTCACCTGTTAAGTTTGGACATAACCCTCCAAACAATCATTCGGGTAAAATTCCTATTACCCCAATGTGGTCTCCGAGCGTTCAGTGTGACCCCGGTGAGACTCGAACTCACGACTCCCACATTAAAAGTGTGGTACTCTACCAACTGAGTTACGAGGTCATGATTTTTGCTTTTCGTTTTTTATATGTTTTATGAGGTTTTCTCATTTTTTGTTTTGTTTCTTCTGTATGATGTTTTCCATAAAAAGGATTTTTTTCACCTGATAGTGCTTTACTTAGTGATTGTTTGTATTTTTTTCTATATTCTGGATCTGTTTTTAATTTATCAAGATGATATTGTCTTCTAATAGGTAACACAGCAAGGGCTCCTGCAATAGAACATTTTTTCTGGTGTTCTTTATTCCAAAATTTTCCTCCTCCTTCACCCCCGCATTTTAAATTCATACAATTAACATCCTTAATTAATTCTTCATTAACAACTTCCTTTTCTCTTAATTTCAAAGAACTTCTATCGGGAAGGTTTTCTAAAATTTCAAACTTATGATTTTCAATTCCGTATTTCTTAATAGAATATCTTAATCTTGTTCCACTTCCTAAATATCCATCATTTAAATCATTTGTTGAGTGCATTCCAATATAATATCGATTTGTCACTAAACAAGTTGTTTTGTAAAGAACATGATACACTTTTGGTTTCCTTGGCATGATACATTTTTATTTATATATCATAGCCAAGGAACAAAAAGTGAGTGTGGCGAGAGCTGGATTTGAACCAACGATCTTCAAGTTATGAGCTTGACGTTTTTCCGATGAAACTCTCATAATTACTACATCGAAATGAGAAAGCTAATAAGAGCCTTTTTTCTAAACTTTCTCGCCATTTGTAGCGGGGAAGGGGTTCGAACCCTCGACCTTGAGGTTATGGGCCTCACGAGCTACCGCTGCTCTACCCCGCAATTTTTTTATATCTTTCTAGTGCCTTTTTTGAAAGTTTTTTTCTTGTTTCCTTGGATAAAGTTCTTTTTCGGTTCGCATTAGAAATTTTATCTCTGGTTTCTTTAGAAAAAATTATTCCTTTTCTTTTTTCGGAAAGAATCTTTTTCGTTTGTTCTGAATGTTTTTTCAAAAATTGTGCTCCCCCTTCACCGCCAACACCACAATTATAATTGTTTTTATCAAGTATAAAATCCTTTGTCACAATCTGTCTTTCCTTTTCATTCATTAATTTTTCATCTTCAAAAACAAAAATAATCTTTTTTTCAAAATTTTCTCGACCATATTTTTTAATGGCATCTTCTAAAGCTTTTCCAGATCCAAGATAATTATCATTTAATTTTTGAGTTTGGTGTTTTCCTATATAGAATTTACCATTTAATTTGTTAGTTGTTTTATAGATAGTGTAAAACATTAGTAAATTTTTATTTTATTAAATCTTGAAGTCCTATCGGAAAATTTTTCGTTCATTTCTGAAAAAATTAATGAATCAGGATAGTTAAATACAAACGGTTTTTCTTTTTCTTTATTATCTTCTAAAATTTTATTAAATAAAGTAAATAAGCTTAATAAGGATTTTTCAGCTATTATTAAATCAAAAGGAGAAAAATCATTTAATTTTGAAATTTTTATATATGCTGTTTTATGTTTACAAATACTATTTCTTATTTTTTCTATATTCGAAATAAAATCTCTATATTCATCTTTAAATTTTTCAATATCTGATAATGTATTAGAGTTTGTTGTTAAATTATTCAATTTCAAAGTGGCCCTGTTTCCGTTAGAAGCTAATTCCAAAAAATCATTAATAAATGAATCTAAAGCATTTTCGCTAATTCTATTTTCAAAAGGATAACCAATATGAACATCATCTAAATAATCTTTTAAAAATTTATAAATAGATAAATTTTCTCCAAGTTTTTTTACAATATTATTTCCTATCCAAAATAATTCTAATTTTTTCTTTTTCATTTTTGATAAATTTAGTTACTTCACCCCGCAGTTTTAAAATATGATATAATGTTACAACATCATCATCTTCAGAAATATCTTCTTGTATTCTTTTTGCAGACTGCAAACCAACTTGGCATGCTTGTAAATCTATTTCTAAATATTTTACACGTTTCTCAGTTCGCTTTATAAAATTCTGCATTGCTTGATACTTTGTTGGATAAGCAAATCTTCGCAATCCATCTTTTGAAACCCATTTCTTATCACTTCCCCAATACAAACTAATCCAATATCCTTTATTTGTTTCCTTTTTAACATCATACGATTGTAACTCAACGTGTGGAATTGCACCATGTCTTGAAGATGTAACACTGTATCGATAAAGTTTCATAATGCTATTTTATTGTTTTTAGCAAATTCTTCAATGTTCTTTTTCAAACTATAGAGCATTTGGCTCTTTGATAATTTACTTCTAGTTTTGAAGTTCATTTCTTGTTCGATACTTGAATAGATTGAACGAAGAAATTCAATTAACTCTACTTCTTTGTTATAATTCATTTCAAACGTAAGATCAATCAATTTTGATTTCAACTCTTCGTTTTCTTCCTTTAATCTTTCTATTTGTAATTCATCCATTGTTTGAAAATTTTCTTCTTCCCCTTCCTCCTTTGGAAGATGCTAATTTATGCATTTCTTTTGCTTTTTCAATGCCATATTTATCAATATTTCTTTGATATTGACTTTTCCAAGTTCCTGCCATTTTTGAATCTTGAATATTATCTGAAAAAGTTCCCCAGTATAAGTGATTAGGATTTGAACATTTAGAATTATTGCATGCATGACAAAGAACAATAATTGGTTTGTGTTTTGTGGGAATAGTAGTTTTCAAAAAATGTGCTAATAATCCTCGAAATTCTCGACTATCATAACCACCAATTTCTATGCAAGATTCATTTAAATCTAAATGTTTGCGTCGTTCTTCGCGACTTAATTTAATGTAATCTTCAATTTTTTGAAACATTTTTTTAAAATTTGCGGGGATAGAGAATTTCGAAATCCCGACCCTTTGCTTAACAGGCAAGCGCTCTACCTCTGAGCTATATCCCCATGTGGCTAATTTAATAAGCTAATATAAACAAAAAAATTGATCTGAGAAAATTGAAAAGAGCTTTTTTTCACAGCTAAAAGCTACGATTGGATTCGAACCAATGTTTACCACGATGAAACTCTATTCTTACTACAGATTCTATTGCAGTGCGTACGAGACTCGAACTCGCGACCCCTAGAGTGACAGTCTAGTATTCTAACCAACTGAACTAACGCACTATTTGTGGACGATATGGGAATCGAACCCATGATAACCAACTGGGTGGGGCCGGCAACCACCACATATCGCCCATTGTGCCTCCGAAGGGACTCGAACCCTTAACCTTCTCCTTAAGAGGGAGTAGCGCTACGCAATTGCGCCACGAAGGCATTAATTTTCTATGAAACCCGTCGTCACGGTTACTATGAAAATTTAACAGTCTGTCTATAGTGGACCTTACGAGAGTCGAACTCGTGACCTCCTGCTTGCAAGGCAGGCGCTCTAGCCAACTGAGCTAAAAGCCCGTGGAGCGTATAGAGGTTCTAGATGCCTCAGACTCGTTAGATTATACGCGTTTCTCTTTTTCGAAAATATCTTGTTCTATTCTTACCACATCAAAAAAATCCTTTAATTGATGTTGATTTCTCGTAACTTTGTTTTCCCCAATTCGCCGTCTTGTTTCGAAATACGGACCAAAATTAATTTTTTTAGATTTAATAACAGGTCTTTTAATTAATTCTTGAAAAAATTTAAAAGCTTTTTCCATTTTTTAATTCTTTTAAAGTTATACCAAATTTCCGGTATCGAGGGTCTGTTCCGACTATAATATTCAAATTTAGACTATTAGTTTTAACTGCATCGTTCATTTTCCATTCCATTTCTTCAGTAACCCACCCTTTGTATTCAATGTATTTGTTTCCATTTACTACAAAATCAGGATAATATTTTCTTTGTTTTCCATTTCGCGTTAAATAAGGAAAGCCTTTTCTGTTTCTATCCCAATTTAATTTTTTCTCATCAAGTATTTTTGCTACTTCTATTTCTTCTGTGTTAAGAAACATTTTAAAACCTAGCCAATTTGTGTATGGAATTTGTTTTGATTTACCTCCGCCAGGTCTTAATCCCCCCGATCCTTGTTTTCTTTCTATCCCTTTTTTCTTATTTTTTCCTAACTGAGAATAATGACTTCCACAAGAAGAAGAACAATATCTTTTTTTATTTGAAGTTTCAAACGTTTTTCCACATGGGCAAGTTTTTATTTCCAGAAAATTCTTCTTTAGTTTTTTACTTACCTTTTGGTTAATTTCCTTTCTTTTTGTTTTTGTACTAAAACCTCTAGCACATTTAGATGAACAAAATCTTCCAGAACCATAAGTTCCATCATGTTTATTTCCGCAATTTTCGCAATTCATAGAGGATATTTTTATATTATATATCCATTTGAACTAAAAGTTTTGGATTTGATTAGCAGGGGTACCAGGACTCGAACCCAGATCATTTCTTTTGGAGAGAAACATGCTAACCATTACACCATACCCCTGTTTTAACCGAGAAAACCAGAAAGAGCCTTTTAGTAAAAAGCTGGAGTCGAACCAGCGACCTTATTGTTAGAAGCAATACACTCTATCCATTGAGTTATTTTCACGATGAAACTCTGTCTATCACTACGGTTAGCGGTCCCTAAGGGGTTCGAACCCTCCTGTCGTTCCGGCGTGACAGGCCGGCAGCCACACCTAGCAGCTCCAGAGACCATTTAATTACTGAGAAAATTTGGAGGGTAACAGGCGGATTTGAACCGCAACCATTGTTTAAGAGACAATTGCTAAACCATTTAGCACGAAGTAACCCATTCCTGTCACTACAGTAATTAGAGCGGGTGATGAGAATCGAACTCACGTCAGAAGCTTGGAAGGCTCCTGCACTACCACTGTGCTACACCCGCGAAAGAAAGCAATATGTCAAAGAACTTAAAATAAAAACGGGAACCTTTTTGGAGTTCCCGTTGATTTATTCTTAATTGTTGTGTTTTTCACCAATCAATTATATCCTCAACGGGACGCATAACTCCTCTACGACCTTTGTTATCATCATTGGCCACCCAATTCGCTACGACTATATTTAAACCTTGTTTCTGCATCAGTTGATTTTTTCTATATATTATGAACTCGTTTGAAAAAGTTTTAATTTAGTGCAAAAATTTACTAAATCTGTTGCATTATAACACATATTTTTGAAATAAAAAAATTTTTGAGTACTTTTTTCAAAAAAAAAATGGAGACCTTTGTGATCTCCATCTTCTTTAATTGTCTCAAACTATTTATTTTTAAATAGATAATCAACTTCTTCAGGAGTAATGGCTGCATTGTAAATTTTTATTTTGCTCATAATACCATTATACTCGTAATTGGTATTTGAACAAGCACCTCCCAAATAAATTTTATTTATATTCAAATTTATTGAAGATGCAACTTCATTGATTAAAACATTATCGATATACATTTTCATTTTGGAACCATCAAATAAAACTACTATGTGATGAAGTCCACTCCAAGCAGTTGTACTAGTTAAACGAATTTCGTCTTTTGTAAAGGAATTAGCCTTAGCTCTTCCATATGCAATCCAATTTGTATTTATGTCAATCCAAGTATCAGATGTAAGAGATGGCTGAGACGTATTTGTAGAAGAAAGTAATCTGGCTGTTGTAATTGCAGTATTTTTATTAGGTGACGTCGTATTAGTAGTATTGTACCAAAATGATATAGTAAATTTTTCGGTTCCATTTAAAAGATTTGCATAAGCAGAAACTTCAGTTGAAATAGCTTCTTTATTATAACTGCTTGAAGTAAAATCAATTAAATCTTTAGTATAAACGGGGACCCTTGGAGGCTGCGTAATGGTAATGGATTTAGTACCTGTTTGCTGTTTATTATCAGTAACCACTACATCATAACTTCCTGCTATAAGACCTGTAAATATACCAGTTGTATTAGTTGTCTGACCAACAGTATAGGTATATGGCGCCATACCAGACGAGACTGTTACAGTTATTTTTCCGTCTGATAATCCCCAAGCAGAAACGTTTGTTGCTGAAAGTGTAAAAGATAAAGGAGTAATTGCGGGTTGAGTTACTTGAGCTGACTTAGTTAAAGTTTTCTGTTTACTATCTGTCACAGTAACGTTATATGTTCCAGCTACAAGTCCTGAAAAAACGTTCGAAGATTGTGAAGGATTGGTTCCCAATTGATAGGAATAAGGAGGATTTCCAGTAGTAATATTTACCGTTATTTTTCCATCATTACCATCAAATATGGAAACATTAGTCACTGCCAATGTAAATTCTAAATTGGCGGGGGCAGGAGGAGGGGTGGGTGTAGTATCTTCAATCTTCTCACAAGAGAGAAGTAATGTGATACTGATCATGAATAAAAATGCAAACTTTTTCATAGTGTATGTTTTTTAATTACATAGCAAATATAATACTTTTCTATGACAGTAAAAAATTTTTTAACATTTTTTAACATTTTTATTCATCTTTTATCCACGCCGCTTCAATATTCATATCCCTTTTTAATTTTGCTATGTACTTCCAAGGATCCGTAATATCGTGATGTTCAACTACTTTGCCACCTTTTTCGCGTACACAAACGGTATATTTTTCCGATAAAAAGGTTTTTGATGAAAACCCACCGCGAATATTAAAATCTTTAAAGAAATCTTTGTTGCCCATTTTTTATTTTATTATAAAAAAATAAAGGGACAAAGTTTTATTTTTGTCCCTTCTAAATTTTCCGAGAATTAATAGTAGGTGCGTTTGAATGGTTGTCTCCATTGATTTCCATACTTTTCGAAATATTTTAGTACGCAAATAGGCGCCTAAAAACCGAGAACTTTCGTTCGTCGAACCATGTAGGAATTTCTAAAGTACTTTAGGAAATCTTCGTTTACATAGAATTGATTATTGATCATTTTTGGCGCGAGGCCAGCTTTCTTAGACGAAGTATCACCTAACTTTACTACGGTATAAAAATCTTATTTCTGAGAAATATTGTTACTGCGTGTTTTTAAGAGTTCCTATCTCTTGAAATTTTAAGTTTTTCAAAACTTCTTAGGTACAAGATTTATGTGTTCGTCTTGCCAGCCATCCTAAGTTCCTGCCTTATTGAATCGAAATTCTCATGCCCTTAGCGGGGTTTTCAACATAACTGAATTTTAGTAATTGATTTATTGTACGAAGTATCGCAATAACTAACTACAGAAAAATCAAAGAACCTTTACATATTATATATGAAGATATTGAAAAGTTTTAAAATATAGTTAATGCAGAAAAATTATTTTCCGTAAATTACTCTTTGAATTAATTCAGTTAAATAATCTTCAATTTCAGCATCTGAAAATTTTTCATCAGATAATTCCATATGTATCATACGAGCATATGATCGGAACTGTTTCTTTAAATAAGGAGGACATGAGTCATCTGCATTAACAAAACTAAGATCTGAATAAACTTCGTTTAATTCAGGATAAAATTCTTCTTTTTTCGTTTCCATAATTACCTGATCTAATGGAATCCATGCACTATTTTCTTTAGCCATCCACCAAAATCCATCTTTCCACATGTAATTATATTCTTGAAAATATTGTTTTATGTCATTAGACTTAGATACATGAAAAATATTCTTTGGTTCTCCTCTCCAAATATGATATGATTGTGGGGCTGTTTCTTCAACTGTTGGAGCTAATGACGATATTCCGCCTAAAGAAATTAATTCTCTAATTTTTTCATCTGTGTCATAATTATCCTTTAAAATCATACCTACATAATCTGGATAACCATCATGATGGCAATATATTCCATCACTTGAACCATCTTCGTTTTTAATCCAAATAGTACTACGAGTAGCCATTAAATTATTTTTTATTTTATATATTCAATTTGGAAGGTAAACAATGGTTACGTCCATATCAGTTAGAGTTTCACTTATAATGTTTTTTATTTTATCCCAATCACCACCTGCTAGTCCTGCTCCAATTTTAGGTAAACCAATACGATATCTCGGATAAAGATCATTTAATTTTTTAAATACATTTGTAACTGCATTATAATCTACATAGATTACATTTTCTTCTCGACCGTAATTATATTGTGTATATGCATTTATTATTCTAAAAGCAACTTCGTCACCAACAACATCATAATATGTAAATGCTCCTAATTTATTTCGGTCGCCTTTAATAGTTTTACAATCAGCTGCATAAGCTCCGGGAAATTCTTGACGAATTTCTTTAGCAATTCCTGACCCCATAGTGCAAAAACAATTACAGCCATGAACAATCATATCAAAATGACCCTCTTTAGCCAATGTTATCAAATTTCCGGTAATTTCTTTCATTTAAATCTATTAGCCAAGTTATAAAAATCTTTTTGAA